AAACAGAGCTTTCCATGGCCTACTGGGCAGAGAGAGGCCGTGAGGCAATAAAAAATCCGCCTGCTACAACAGACGGAGAAAATTAAAAATATTTCAGTGCTATTATAGCACGAAAGTGAGGAAAAGTCAAATGGGTACTTCCGATGAAATCAAAAGAGAAAAAGCCAGGGACTTCAGATACTCTCTGCAGGCTGAAAGAAACAGACTTGCTGAAAAAGTAAACACTCTCACTGAAGAACTTAAGAAATACACTGAGCTTCTTGGGAAAGCGTGTGAAGATTTTGAAATAGCTTCTAAGTCTGCTGAACAGCTTCAGAATGAAAGCACAGAAGAACTTGAAAATAACATTATTGACATTGACACTATCAACACCAAGATAAGAGCAAATCTTGAAAAAGAAAAAGCGGAGATTGATGCAGAGTCTTATAAAAAGCAGTACGACACAATGTCAGGTCAAATTGAACAGCTGAGAGAAGAAAAAATGATGTTGCTTAAAAGTGCAAATCTTCCGTTACCGGGGCTGTCGGTAGAAGATGGAGAACTTACGTATAACGGGTTCAAGTGGGATGCAATGAGCGGTGCAGATCAGCTTAAAGTATCAACAGCAATAGTTCGCAAGCTCAATCCTGAATGTGGATTTGTTCTCCTTGACAAGCTTGAGCAGATGGACGTTGATACACTTAATGAATTTGGCAAATGGCTTGAAGCTGAAGGGCTCCAGGCAATAGCAACAAGAGTAAGCACAGGTGATGAATGCAGCATCATCATTGAAGATGGATATGTAGTAACACCGGGATCTGAGACAGTGCATAAAGTACAGCCGGAAACGCAAAAACAGTGGAAAGAAGGAGAGTTTTAACCATGAATATAACGTCAGGAAAAATGAACAAAGCAAAAAAAGTTGTGATTTACGGTGTGGAGGGAATCGGGAAGTCATCATTTGCAGCTTGTTTCCCTAATCCGATTTTTAGCGATGTTGAGGGCTCAACAACGGAACTTGACGTACAGAGATTTGACAAGCCGACAAGCCTTGAAATGCTTATGCAGCAGATAACATATGTAAGAGACCACAGGCCATGCCAGACATATGTAATAGATACTTTTGATTGGGCAGAAAAACTTTGTATACAGGCTGTGTGTGCAGAGAAAAACGTATCAGGAATAGAAGACATAGGATACGGCAAAGGCTACTCTTACGTATACGAAAAGGAAGGTAAAATACTTAACGCACTAGACGAACTGATAGCGGTCGGAATAAATGTTGTACTTACTGCACACGCTGCTATCAGGAAGTTTGAACAGCCGGACGAAATGGGGGCTTATGACAGATGGGAACTTAAACTGATAAATTCACCAAAATGCAATTGTTGCGGAATGGTCAAGGAATGGGCGGACATGTTATTGTTTGCAAACTACAAAACAATTTCGGTTGCTACAGATGATAAAGGCAAGAAGTGCAAAGCACAGGGCGGTATTAGGACAATGTTTACATCACATCATCCTTGTTGGGATGCCAAGAACAGACAGGGTATGCCTCCGGAAGTATCTTTTGATTACAACTCAATAGCACAGTTTTTCAATGTGCAGACTCCACCACCTATACAGCAGCCGGTGCAGCAACCGGTACAACAGCAAGCGACGGCAGTTAAACAAGCAACACCGACAGTACAGCAGACTCCGCCTACTACTACGCCGCCTCCTGCTTCCGATGTTCCCGATGTTCCCGATATGACCGGATTTGTAGACATTCCGACAGAAATTAAGATCCCGGAAAACATTCCGCAGTCACTTAAAGATTTAATGAATCAGAGCAAAGTATCGGAGGAAGAAATCAGATTTGTTGTATCGCAGAAGGGTTATTTTCCTGAAGATACTCCGATTACAAACTATCCTCCTGAATTTATCAGCGGATGCCTTGTTGCTGCGTGGAGTGCGGTGTTCGGCATGATTCAGGAAAATCGCAAAGTACCATTTTAATAAAATAATAAATTAAATTAAATTAACAAGGAGAAATACAATGGAAGATTTTAAAGAATACGGTTGGGACGATGAAATATCAGAAGAGGGTGGAGCGTTTAGCTTACTTCCAGAAGGGGATTATGATTTCACAGTATCAAAAGTAGAGAGAGCACGACACACAGGATCCGAAAAAGTCCCTGCTTGTAATATGGCAAAGGTTACGTTCACAGTGTGGGGAGCGGAAGACAAGATTGAGATTACTGAGAACTATTTCTTGTGCAATAAGTTTGAGTGGAAGTTGTCGGCGTTATTCCTTGCAACTGGCTTGAAAAAACACGGTGAACCACTAAAAATGCAGTGGGGAGCGATTACAGGAGCAAGAGGAAAATGCCATGTCTACATAGACAACTATAAAAAGAAAGATGGTTCTGATGGTCAGAGCAACAAGATCAAGAAGCTGTATGCATATGATGAAGCTGCAAAGATTACTACAATACAGCCAGTACAGCAGGCTCAGCCACAGTATCAACAGCCGACATATCAACAACCACAGTATCAGCAACCTGTCCTGCACAGCCTCAGTATACAGCACCACCGCAGGGTGGATGGACTCCGGGCAATTTCTAAAAGGTACACAAAGGAGCGTTATAAATGGAATTAAGGCCATACCAGCAAAAGGCAAAAGCGGCCGTATTCAAGGAGTGGGACACAGGCAACGGAAAAACGTTGCTTGTACTTCCTACCGGATGCGGCAAAACAATCGTATTTGCAAAGATAACAGAAGAACTTGTAAGGCGTGGAAAACGAGTTTTAATTCTTGCACACAGGGGTGAACTACTTGAACAGGCGGCTGACAAAATCGCAAAGTCAACAGGACTACAGTGTGCAACAGAAAAGGCAGAGGAAAGCTGTATAGGATCTTGGTTCAGAATAGTTGTAGGGTCTGTCCAGACACTACAGAGGCCGAAACGACTTGCACAGTTTAAACCTGATTACTTTGACAACATCATTATAGACGAGGCGCACCACGTTATATCTGGTGGATATCAAGCCGTACTCGAACATTTTAACACGGCTCAGGTGTTAGGCGTAACAGCTACTCCAGACCGTGGTGATATGAAAAACTTAGGCACAGTATTTGACAGCCTGGCGTATGAGTATACACTTCCAAAAGCGATTAAAGAAGGATTTTTAGTGCCAATTAAAGCACTTACAATCCCTTTAAAGCTCGACTTGTCAGGGGTAGGGACTCAGGCCGGAGATTTTAAAGTATCAGACATTGACACGGCACTGGATCCATACTTGTACCAGATAGCAGATGAAATGATGAACTACTGCAAAGGCCGAAAAACAGTTATATTCCTTCCGTTAATTAAAACAAGTCAAAAGTTTTGCTCAATACTTAATGGCAAAGGATTCAAAGCTGCAGAGGTAAACGGAGACAGTGAGGACAGGACACAGGTGCTTAGTGACTTTGACAAGGGTAAATATAATGTGCTTTGTAATTCAATGCTATTAACTGAGGGATGGGATTGTCCGTCGGTCAATTGTGTAATAGTGTTAAGACCTACGAAAGTGAGAGGCTTATACAGTCAGATGGTGGGGCGTGGTACCCGACTATCACCAGATACAGGGAAAACAGATTTATTGTTGCTTGACTTTTTGTGGCATACAGAACGAATGGAGTTATGCAGACCGGCACACTTAATCTGTGAGAATCCTGAAGTAGCTAAGAAAATGACTGAGAACCTTGAAAAAGAACCGGGTGCAGCTGTCGATATTGAAGAAGCTGAAAAGGCGGCCGCAGAAGATGTTGTCTCTCAGAGAGAAGAAGCACTTGCAAAGACTCTTTCAGAAATGAAAAAGAGGAAAAGAAAGCTTGTGGATCCTCTACAATTTGAAATGTCAATCCAGGCCGAAGATTTGACTTCTTATATCCCGGCGTTTGGATGGGAGGCGGCACCTCCTTCAGACAAGCAGAAACAAAAACTTGAAAAACTAGGCATATTCCCTGACGAAATAGACAATGCCGGAAAAGCAAATCTCATACTTGACAGATTGTCAAAAAGGCGTGATGAAGGATATACAACGCCCAAGCAGATCCGATTTTTAGAAAGCAGGGGCTTTAAACACGTAGGGAACTGGCAGTTTGAACCGGCAAGAAAATTAATAGACCGCATAGCAGCATCCGGATGGCATATACCGTCTGGAATAGACCCGGCAACATATAAACCGGAGGGATAAAACATCATGAAAGAAAATAATCTACTTGAAGTACTTAAATATATCAATCCGTCTGACTGTGATTATCAAGAGTGGGTGAATGTTGGAATGGCATTAAAACACGAAGAATACAGCGTAACAGACTGGGACGACTGGTCAAGGACTGATCCAAGATATCGCTCAGGAGAGTGTGAAAAAAAATGGTCCTCCTTCAACGGTTCAGGTTCTCCGGTTACTGCCGGGACAATCGTGCAAATGGCAAAGGATCACGGATGGCAACCACCAAGCAAAAGAGAATTCCAAGCTTATGACTGGGACGATGAAATATCCTCTGAAGCTGAATTGGTAACAGGAAACTGTGAAGGGATAAAACTTCATGAACCTACAAACTGGGATCCGGTTAAAGAAATAGTTACATACCTGGAAACGTTGTTTGAAGCATCCGAAAACGTCGGATATGTTACTGAGACATGGGAACAAAAAGACAGCGACAAACGCAAATACTTACCGACAAAGGGGAATTGTGACCGTACAGCAGGAGAGCTAATTGAGCTATTAAACAAGTGCAACGGAGACATAGGCTCGGTACTTGGAGATTACAAAGAAGAAGCCGGAGCGTGGATCAGGTTTAATCCTCTGGACGGTAAAGGTGTAAAGAACGAGAACGTAACTGATTTCAGGTATGCGTTGGTTGAGTCTGACAACATGGCAATTGAACAGCAAAACTCTATCATCAGAGAACTTGATCTTCCTGTTGCAATTCTTGTATACTCTGGTGGAAAATCTGTACATGCTATTGTAAAAATAGACGCTCCAAACTATGAAGAATACAGAAAAAGAGTAGATTATTTGTACAATGTATGCAAGCAGAACGGCCTTGAAGTTGACAAGCAAAACAGAAATCCATCACGACTTAGCAGAATGCCGGGAGTTATCAGGAACGGTAAAAAGCAATACATCATTGATAAGAATATCGGTAAAGAATCATGGCAGGAATGGAAAGACTGGATTGAAAGTATAAACGACAATCTTCCGGATCCCGAAAACTTAGCGAATGAATGGGACAACATGCCGGAACTTGCACCAACACTTATTGAAAACGTGCTCAGACAAGGACACAAAATGCTTATATCAGGACCTTCAAAAGCCGGTAAGTCATTTGCACTGATAGAATTAAGCATAGCAATTGCTGAGGGAACAAAGTGGTTTGGATTTGGCTGCACACAGGGCAAAGTGTTATATGTAAACCTGGAACTTGACCGAGCGTCATGTTTGCACAGATTTAAAGATGTTTACACGGCGTTAGGCATTCCACATACACATATCGACAACATTGATATATGGAATCTTAGAGGCAAATGCGTACCAATGGATAAATTAGCACCTAAGTTAATACGTAGAGCAAGTAAGAGAAATTACATGGCGGTAATCATAGATCCTATTTACAAGGTAATTACAGGTGACGAGAACAGTGCCGATCAGATGGCACACTTCTGTAATCAGTTTGACAAGATATGCACTGAATTAGGATGCTCCACTATCTATTGTCACCATTACAGCAAAGGTATGCAAGGCGGTAAAAAGAGCATAGACAGAGCATCAGGATCAGGAGTATTTGCAAGAGACCCGGATGCTATCCTAAGTCTGACACAGCTCGAAGTAACTGAAGCACTTCAGAAACAAGAGACCAACAAAGCTATATGTGCAAGATGTATTGAGTGGTTGAAAAGGTGGCACAAAGGCGACACATATTCTCAGGACGATGCTTGCAGTTCGGATGTAATGTTGGGAATTGCAAGAGCGAACCTTTCGGCAACTTCATATCAGCAGATGATGGCAGAAGTTGAAGCTGCAAAGGAATATGTCAAAAGTTGCTCAGCATGGAGGCTTGAAGGAACACTGAGAGAGTTCAAGAGCTTCAGCCCGATTAACACATGGTTCAGGGTTCCGATACATGTGTTTGACGATAGCGATAGCCTGAAAGATTTATCGTGTGAAGGGGAGAACGGCAGACCGTTTTACGAAAAAGGCCAGAACGCAAGGAAAAAACAGGCTGAAAGCGAAAACGAAAAAAAACGTATTAAATTTGAAAATGCAGTTAATTTTTGCAATCCTGACGGCAATCCAACAGTAAAAGAAGTGGCTGAATATCTCGAAACTGATGTAAGAAATGTGAGGAACTGGATGAAAAAGTATGAATATCACGAAGACAAAAATACTGGCACAATGCACAAAAGCGAGTAAGTAACGTATAACGAGTTGCTATACGTTACTTACAAGTAAAGACTAGCAAATTGCTATACGTTACTTACAAGTAAAGACTAGTAAATTGCTATTTCTTACGCGTAAGTAAATACTATACCTACGGTATATAGTCGTTGCACTCTCGCTCACGCTCCGTCACGTACATACACTAGGGTGTGCTCAATGAGCTGCACACCCGCATATGTACGCAACGTGACAAACCAATTTTTTTTTACAAAGGGAGATGTAAATAAATGGGATATAATAAAGTTGAATTTTTCATGAGCATGATTCCTCCGACCGTGACAGCACAGGAGCACAAAGTAACAGTTGTAAAAGGCAAGCCGGTATTTTACGATCCGCCAGAGTTAAAGAGTGCAAAAGAAAAATTGACTGTACACTTAGCACAACATGTACCTGAGGGAAGATTTGAATGTGGAATAAGATTAACAGTCAAGTGGTTGTTCCCGACATTAGAACATCAGGACGGCGAATACAAGATCACCAAGCCCGACACAGACAATCTACAAAAGATGCTGAAAGACTGTATGACAAAGTTAGGATATTGGAAAGATGATGCTCTTGTAGCTTCAGAGATATGCGAAAAGTTCTGGGCCAAACGTTCGGGAATCTACATAAGGATTGAAGAACTATGACGATCCAGGATGTTAAACGAAGTCTTAATCACAAAGTTAAAATTAAGGGCTATGATACGACATTTGAATTTACGGCTTGCATATTTAAGCTTGGGCCAAATGGCTATTACTACACTGCTGAACTATACGACCCGAGAACAAATTCAATGCTCATATGCAGACTTGAAGATATTGAGAGGGTGGATCAATGAAATACAATTATTTTTACTGCCTAGCGCGTCAGGAAACGTGCGACAGGGATATGTTTGGAAGTACGGCGTGCGATATGTGTGAGAAAAACGGCGACTGTCGAGTATGTGGAAGACAGGAGACAAGTTTCTGCGAAAAATGCGAGAATAGAAAGGATGATAAAAATGCCAAGATGTGAAAAATTCAGAATGTGTAAGAACTGCAAGCACTTTCTACCGGAATCAGAAGCCAAGAGTAAATGGGTACTACATAACATGGGCAATATTGGAGGAGTGTGTAACAGACCTAAGAAGAGAAATAAGGACACTGTAAGGTGCGTTGATGAGGAATATGATCATTGTAGCATGTTTGAAAAGAAAGATGGAGGAAACTGAAAATGATGACAGTTGATGGCGCAATAAAGCATTGCCACGATGTTTCAGATGGTGCACTCTGCGAAGGTACAGTAAATCACAAAGCTTGTGGTGAAGAGCACAGGCAGCTTGCAGAGTGGCTCAAGGAATATAAGGCGTTGAAAGAAAAATCAACGCCCAAGACACCGGACTTTGAGGGTGATGGATATGATGACGGTGGTAACATCATATTAGACACATGGATTTGTCCCAACTGTGGGGGAAAACATGAAGTTGATTATGAAAAATACGATTATTGCCCCGAATGCGGTCAAGCGTTATCGTGGGAATATCCAGATGAGGAGGATGGCGAAGAATGAGTACATACTTCATAAAATGCGATGTCTGCAATAAAGACATCATTACACAGCACCACAACACAAAGTATTGTCCGGATTGTAAAAAAAACATGAGAAAAAAGCAACGAATCGCAGCACACAAAAAATATGAAGAAAAGGCAAATCAAGAATATGAGGAAAACATAATTAGAATCAGAAACAGCAATGCAAGAATTGCAGCTATTGCAGCTGAAGCAAGAAAAGTAGGATTAACTTACGGAAAGTATGTTGCAAGTTTGAGGGAGGATGCGAACAATGGACATGAATGACCTTAAGCGTATGGAACAGCCTGAGCTAATCAAGTTGATTGACTCCGGGCAGTTGATACACATAGACAGCATAAACCAAAACAACGCTGTAGTAATTAATAAGCTGTCCGACTGCGGGTATTGTGTAGTCAGCAACGAATACATACAACAGTGCATCAAAGAGTCGGAGGAATTGGCAAAGATAAGGATAAACAGTAAGACCGGTGGACAGGCAAAAACTGCGGCGTTTGCCACAGAGGGAGGCGTTTGGTTTAAGCAAGTACTTGATAAGGCCGCAAACGACCAGAAATCCAGAAGCACGGACGGGCATCCAATATGGGAGGATGAAACATGACGATTGAACAGTTGGAGAAGATAGAATGGTTGAACAGAGCATTCAGAGCAGATCAAAAAATTAATGCCCTGATA